GTACCAGTACCTCAAATACCAGTGGTTTGGCCAATAATTCCCCCAGTAGGACCAGATAGTATTCCGGATCCAATAATACCTGAAGTAACACCTGACCCAGCGGTTGTGTTGTGGAATGTAGGGTTACCTGAGATTGACATACCGTGGATTGATGATTGGGACTTTGGAGACGCGATGGGCGGGTTTATGTTAGATGGACAAGATCCATTAGCACAAACGTTCACAGTTAGTGGAGTACCAGGCGGTGTGTTTATTGCAACTATTGATGTTTACTTTAAAACAAAAGGCACCAATGGTGTTACAATGGAACTTAGAGAAGTTATTAATGGATTGCCAGGACCTAGAACTATTCCTAATGGAATAAAATATCTACCAGCATCAGCAATTAGTATATCATCAACAGCTAGCGGCGAGACAACATACAACCCAACAGCATTTACATTCCCAGATCCTGTTTACTTAAAAAACAATACAGAATATTGCTTTGTTCCTAAACCAGAACTTGATGACGAAGGTTATGAAGCTTGGATATCACAATTAGGTGAAAACCAATATGGAACAACAACAAGAATTTCAAAACAACCTGCAGCAGGCATGATGTTTAGTTCAGCCAATGATAGAACTTGGAGCGCTCATCAAGACAAAGACTTGATGTTCAGAATAAGGAGATGTAGGTTTGATAAAACTCAAGAATTCTCAGGACACTTAGTACCCGAAGCTATTGATTGGATAAACTTTACAGATACGAGTTGGTCTTTTGCTGCTAAGAAATTTAGCCCTGGTAAAAATCTAGTTGGATTTAAACCCACTATTACATCAGGCGGATCAGGCTATGGATCAGTTCCAGCAGTTACGGTTACAAATACAGGCACCGGCGGAACAGGACTAGCATTAACAGCAGTATTAACATCAGGAGTAGTAACAGGATTAACAGTTACAAACCCAGGATCGGGTTATAATATTGCACCAACAATAACAATAGCTGCTGGAACATCAACAGCTACAGCAACATTAGTTCTTAATAAAGGCAGAGTAGACCATTGGGATAACTTATACGGCTATGCACACGCAGTTATTAAAAGCGGACAATTTTTAGTAGGAGATGTTGTTGGAAATGCTGACGGGTATGCAACAGTAAGTAGCTTTACAAACAAAGTGGTTAATGAAATAGCACCTAACTTTGGTATATTAACACCAGGGGAAGGAGCTACAGCTACCTGTAAGTTGGCATTAACAAACACATCAGCAGGATCGGCTAACACAACATCATACCAAGACGTAGATTTTGGAACAACACATACATTAGCAACAGAGAAAACAATTTACAGTAGAACGAATGAGGTAACTACTTATTCTTCTACAAACACAGCAAGAGCTAAGATAACATTCAAAACGTTTAATGATAATATTTCACCAATTATTGAAATAGATCAAGCAGACTTGTTGTGTATTAAAAACGAAATTAATAATACAGTCACAGGAGAAGATGGAAGAACAGGTGGTTCAGCATCATCTAAATATATTTCTAGACGTGTAGTATTAGAAGAAGGCATGGACGCAGAAGATTTACAAGTTTATATAGAAGCACAGATTCCGGTAACAGGTAGCCTCAAAGTTTATGGTAAATTCCAAAACGCAGCAGATCCAGGTAACTTCCAAGAGGATTTAAGTTGGACATTATTAGAAGCCAACACAACTCCAGCAGAACAGACAGAAGGGTCTGCAGAGTATAGTTATAGAATACCTTTACGAGGTTCAAACGCAGCAGGAACAAACGCATCTACTAATGTATTTGAATATGTGTTAAGTTCTCTTATAACGACACCAGTTAGTGCAGCAGGTAGTGGATATTCAACAGCTACCGTAACGGTATCTGGCGGTGGTGGTTTTGGAGCAACAGCAAAAGCAGAGCTTAGTAGTGGAACAATTGGTTCAATTATAATTACTAATCCAGGAAGAGGATATACCTCAGCACCCACAGTTACAATAACAGGAGATGGCTCAGGAGCAACTTGTACTACACCTACTATAGGAAATGTTACACATACAGGTTACAAGACGTTTGCAGTCAAGGTTGTACCACTTTCAACAGATACATGTAAGGTTCCTAAGATTAAAGACTTAAGAGCCATAGCATTACAAGTTTAATATGGAACAAGGAATAAAAGATATAATAAAAATCAACGGCGAGAGAGATCTTGTCCGAGATAAAAATTCAAAAGCATTACTAAGTCGTAATTACGAAGGGCTCAAAGCATATAAGATTCAAAAGAATCAAATGAAACAGATCCTAGAGTATGAAAACGATATAAATACTTTAAAGTCAGAGATTACAGCGATAAGAGCGACTCTAGATGTAATAGTCAACAATATAAAAAGCAGGGATTAAATGAGTACAATAACGTTAAGATCAGTTAAAGGTAGTCCACTTACTAATACAGAAGTAGACACCAACTTTACGAATCTTAATACTGACAAATACCAATCAGGCGATAACGTATCTGCTGGCACGATCTCAGGTTCTACTGTATCAACAACATCAACTTTAACCGTAGGTGGTGGTTCAATACTAAGCACAACAGCAGCAGTTACAGCAGCAGGATCAACACAAGGCGCAGCAACGGCTCTTACGAAAACATATAATGTAGTAGCCACAGCAACAGCAGATCAAGGAATTAAACTTCCAGACGTGGCATTAGGATTGGAGACATTCATACTAAATAGTACGGCAGTCAATATTAAGATCTACCCATTCGCAAGCGAAAGTATAGATACTGGGTCAGCCAATGCGGCTATAGACCTAGCACCACAACATAGTTTGACATTGGTAGGAGTATCAGCAACCAAGTGGAACAGGATGAGCCCTGTAGTTATATACAATGCATCAGGAACAAGGGTAAACTAGAATGAGACCATTAAAGATTAAGGCATCAGCATATCCAGTTAGTTCAAGTAACTTTCAAGGGTTACAAGAAATGACTGATACTGAGATAGAACAATATTATTCAGCAATAATATCAAAAGATTTCTCAGATAATACTGATGGAACAGGCACAGCCGAATTAAACATTACAACAGACGCATCAGGCGCTGGCACAACTATTGGAACAATATCAGATCAAAAACGCCAAGAGGCAATAGGAACTCACCCGGCAACAGGAGCATTGACTACAGTCACTTACACAGGTAAACAAGTTACAGCAGCAGCGTCAGAAAGTATTACAAATAGGCCAGTAGGATATGAAACAAGCGGTAACGTTGGTATAAATGAATTTACAGATTCAGAATTAGATTCAGATATATTAGATAAAGTTATAGCAGACATGGTTGCTCAAGGCGATTATGTTACAGGTCATTATACTTTAGCTGCAGCAGCCCCAGCAGGCGGAACATGGACATCTAGATATACAATAACAGATACTCAAGTAGATGAAACAGAAGCTACTAAATATATTTGGCAAAAAACAGCAGCAACAACAGCAGCAGTTGACAATTATAAACCTTGTAAAGTAGACGGCACAAGCATTAAAGAAATGTCAGTAGCTGAAATGGAACAAACAGTACCTAACTTTAGAAATAGAATTGTAGAAAACTTTGCAACTACACAAGGTGTTGGCACATACAAAATACAAGCAGCAGCCCCAAGTGAAACAGGAACATGGGCTGCACAAGGCGAAACATTTACAGATACTAGACACGTTTTAGAATCAACATCATACGCAGGAGCCTACACAGGATCATATGCAGGCAACTACACAGGTGCTAAAACATACTCAGGCGCTTATTCAGGAACCTATACAGGCAACTACACAGGAGCCTACACAGGAACCTCAGCATACGCAGGTGCTTATTCAGGAGCCTATACAGGCAACTACGCAGCAGACTACTCAGGTTATGCGGGTACAAGTTACACAGGTTATTACACAGGATCATACACAGGTTATTACACAGGTGCTAAAAACTATTCTGGTACATACGCAGGTGATTACACAGGATCATACACAGGATCATACGTAGGAACCTCAGCATACGCCGGAACATATTCAGGCACATACACAGGTTATTATGCAGGTGATGAAATCAAGACCACAGAAGAAAACGTGGCAACATACAAGTTATGGTTACGAACAGCTTAGTATAAATAACTTTTATATTATGGAGATATTATGGCAAAGCCTAAAAAGGTAAAACGAAACATCAAATCTGATTTCAAAGTTTTACCACCCGAGAAAGAAACTAAAAAAAGACAATACACTTTTGAAGCCCCTTATTGGTCTCACAAAGACGCCAAGCATCTAATCGTTACTTTAGTCTATCCTAACGGCAAAAAAGCAACAGCATCTATCATGGATAATGATGGAAAAAATCCAGACTTTAAAGCTGTCATGGAAGAGTTTGGAGAAGAAGTTATAGACCGGAACACATCTGAAGGGGTACAAAGAAGAGACGATCATATAAAAAGACGTTTACAACGTAAAGAGTCTGAAGCAGTTAGACGAAAACAAGAGATGTTATTTGGAGCCAAACTTGAAGCGTATGAAATTCCTTTAATTAAAGATTCTAAAAACAGCGCAATGAAAAAGTTGATTCGTAAGGCTAAGTCGCCATTAGAAGTACATACATTAGCATCTATACTATTAAAAGAAGAACTGGTTCGCTCCGGAGCAATACCAATTTATAAACCTTCCGATCTAGATGAAATGCTATTAGACAGAAGTATCAACGAGGTCTTTGATTCTCACTTTTCTAACTTGTTAACCTACTCAAGATTCTACCATGAATTTGAAGGAGTCCATGTAGATATATGGTATGATAAATTATCACATAGAAAAGGCCAACATGTTTGGAGAGAAGATACTGTTTATAAACTGCTCAAAGATCAAAAGAAAGACACCAAATTTAAGAAGTCAAATGTAGAGGTTGTTGTTGAAGATGTCGTCTTATATAAAGATAAAAATATGACAGATGCTAATTTAAAATACGCAAAAAAATTAGCTGTTGGAGACATGTTCCTTTACGATAATCAGATATTGTCTTTACATGAAGACGATGACAAAGAATAAGGCAGTATTTGGCGAGTTTGGCCAAAGACAAATCTTTAAAGATAAAGAGTTCAAGGCAAGACTAGACTCTTTACACACCACACCTGGCACTCCAGTCCAAGAATTCGAAGGCATACACGTAGACATATGGTACGAAGAGGTATCTCATTTATCTGGACAACATGTTTGGAAAGATAATACTGTTTATATGTTATTAAAAGATCAAGATGAGAACACACCATTTGATTTAAAGAATACAAAAACACTCGTTGAACAAGTTCTATTATATAAAGATAGAAACATGACGGACGGCAATTTAGTATATGCAAAAGAATTAAAGGTAGGTGATTTATTTCTATATGATAATAATTTATTCACTCTACCATTAGAGTTTGAAGGTAGGCCAGATGTTAAAAAGGTTTATGTGGTAGACGATCTAGATAATTTATGGCTCCGTCCAGCAATGGACATTGTTGGTACAGATAATTTTCCAGACAATGGCTTTTTAATAGTTGCATCAGTTCATGAAAGATTTTATACAGCAGCAATAGATCTTGCAGAGTCTATTAAACTATTTTGGCCTGAAGCACATATAACTATTTTTGTTTCACACAAAGAATGGATTAAAGAAGAACATTGGGAGCATGCAGATTGGATAGAGTCTTGGGGAGTACCTAACCATATTAGGGCTAAACTTTGGGCTTTACCTTGCACTCCATATAAAGGAAAGACTTGTTATTTAGATGCCGATATGGTTTGTCAACACGAAGATATAGAAAATATATTTGATCAACTACCAGATGAATTAGATTTATTGTTTACAAAAATAAGACCATACAATGCAAAACTAACGAAGCTAACAAACACAGAAGAAATGACAGCCCATTGTGGAATGTTTATATACAGAAACAATCCTCAAACACTTCAATTAATGGACTCTTGGTACGGCCATTACTTGTGGCAACAAGATCAAAGTAATGACATAGGTAATTATCCTTTAGAGGCTAGGAAGTGGGACACGTTTACAATGTGGAATCTATTAACGTATAGTGATCATGGTGTCCGGTGGGACGAAAACTTACATGTCAAATGGAATTTTGTAAATGGACATCACCCAAGCGAATTAGAAGATGAAGAGATCGTTCTATATCATTACACTATTCCTTCACATGAGATATATTTAAAATATAAATGATTTTTACTAAGGTATCAGATGAGTTATTAGAAATGTTGGAGCCATATTCAGATTGGTTTTTCCAACAAGACTTGTCACCCTTAGAAGAATTGGCAACAAAGAATCCAAAAAACGATCCTTTGCATCAAATCGGTTGGGCTACTTCTAAGGGATATTTAAACGACATTGTAGCTAAAGATGGAGCACACGAAGGCTATCCAGAACTTTCTTATAGTTATGATCTACAAGCAGGAGAACATCCAAAGCACTTCCAAGACAAATACCAAACCTTTTCTACGAATTTATGTAGTTTCTTAGGAGCTAGAAATGAGGCAGTCCATGTATTTTATCCTAAAAGAGGTTTCATGAGCTGGCACAATAATTGGAACGCTCATGGATACAACATATTATTATCTTATTCAGAGCATGGAAGGGGTTGGTTTAAATATAGGGATCCCAAAACACATGAAGTTATCCATATGCAAGACCCTGGAGGCTGGTCTTGTAAGGTAGGATACTATGGCAGGGGCAGAGAACCTGATAAAGTGTACTATCATTGTGCTGGAACTGAAGAACCTAGACTCACTTTGGGTTATGTTATACCCCATTTAGGACTCTGGCAGTCCATGATCTCCGATATATCCGGCGAATCCGCCGAACACTTCTCCTAAGTCCTTGATTTTAGAAAAAGAGTGATCGTACGATCAATAAATCGCTTGACTTATGGTCCGTAAGACCTTATAATAGTAGTATACAAAATAAAAAGTGAGGACTTTAATGAAATACACAGACTATATAGCACAAGAGATTAAACAAATCCTTGTAACATGTGCAGAAAAAGCACAGCTAAAACACCACTACTTCCAAACACCAGCAGAACCAGTTATTAAAAATGTTGGTAAAGTTAATTACGGCGAATCAAACTACGCTGTAGGACCACTAACAAAGACAATATATGTTTCAGATACAATTGGAAACAGATACAAAATTTCAGTCGAAGACTTAAAAAACGTTAAAGGCTTTGGTTGGATTACACACAAAGAAGCAGACAAGTATAATCTTGTTTATAATAGAGAGGAAGGCAGATATAATGTCAGTTAGAGAATATAAAATAGACGACACAGTAATAATTAACGGTGTGTGGCATGTCATTTCTGGACAAGAAGACGGCCAGTGGTTTGCAACAGATGAGGACGGTGGTGAAGTTGAGTTTCAACCGGGCACCGAAGATCATCGCGAAACTAGGAAGGCAATCATCGTTGATGTAGACGGAACAATTGCACATAGGGCACCTCAATCTGGATTAGGAAAAGTTACAACTAGAGATCCTTACGATATGACTAGAGTAGTAGAAGACGAATACGATCCAATCATTGGAGGACTTGCCCAACTTTATGGAAAGCAAGGCTACGATGTTATTGTAGTTTCAGCTAGAACTGAAGAAGCAAGAGAAGGAACAATACAGTTCATGGTTAATAACGATTTTGAATTTGATGCATTGTTCATGAGACAAAACAAAGATAACAGAAAGGATTCAATAGTTAAAACAGAAATATTTCAAAATGATATTGCAGGCAACTGGGACATTGAATTTGTTTTAGATGACAGAGATCAAACTGTAGAGGCATGGAGAGAATTAGGATTAAAAACGTTGCAAGTAGCAACAGGAGACTTTTAGTATGAGAAAAACTTATGAAAGCTTAGGAATGGAAATTGCTGAGGAAATTAATGAGGACATTAGATTTAATAACTGCTTATTTGACGGTGATAAATTTAGTGATGTAATCATAGATCAAATGGTGATGGATAAGGCTAGTGAGGTAACTCCTGATTATCTAGATCATTATGATGTGGCTGACAAAGCTAGAGAAATGATTGAATACGATAATATAGTACATCAAAGCGTGACGCCATAGTTACTTAGTACCTATAGCCATAAATCTATCGTAATATACTTTTCCATTCCAATCATAATAAAATTGTTTGACTTTACCTGTGTAGGTTGTATCTTTTAGGCCTACATTTTCAATCAATTTCTTTTCACTATCCACACAATTAATTCCATACATCTCTTCTATAACATTAGAAGATTGGCAGGCAAATATTGCATGTTTGTTTGCTGTCCTAAGATCGTTTAATGGATACATCTGTTCAGCACCCATAGTAATTACTATATCTACTTTCAGTTGATTTAACTCATCAAAAGCGAAAGGAATATCTAAGTTCCAATGATTTATTTTGATGTATTCTTCTGCGATATAATGCTTATTAAACACCTTAGAGAGCTCTAAAGCTTCTTTATCTATGTCAACTAGGTGCAATTCTCCTACGGACAAGTTCTCACATAGTAACGGAACTAAAGGCACCCCTAACCAGCTGTTTAATACAAGAATATTAAATTGCTCGTCTTTTAAATAGTTATCCAAACTTTTTTGTAGCTCTTCAACTAACCAAATGGCTCCTTCCATAGTGTTAGGATTAAGAGCTTGCCTAAAGTCGTCGTGCTTGTGTTTCATTTCATGCTCGACTTTAGCTAAACCCTCTCCCCAATATTGCATGCTGTTTAAAAAATTAAAATTTAACATCTTCTTTTCTTCCCATTGAATCAAATAAACAGACGTATGGTATTTGTCTGTAAACCTGTGTTTCTACATCATGAGGAAATATGTACCCATGATTGTAACTGTAAAACCATCCTATAGGAAAGTATTTAATTCTTGCCACGCCTTTGTGGCTAAAGAAATTATCTAATCCCCGATAGTACCATAAGATCTTATCTAAGTGTGTTTTAAAATAAAGAGTTATATTCTCTTTATCTAAGTTATCATTCCATCTTAATATACTAGAATTAAGTTCTGTATATCTATGTGGAATGTGTTCTGTTTCTATCTTCATAGTATCTAAATCATGCCAATGTGTTTGGCCAAAGCATAAACAATCCTCTGGATCAAAGTTGACAATATCATCTATATTCTTTTGGATAATAATATCTAAATCGAAGAATAGATTATCTCCTTTCTTCCTTACAATATTATCATCAAACAAGTACATCTTATTCCACCACTTTTCTAACTTGTTATTTTTTGGTAGTGGTATAACAATAACTTCTTTATCTAATCCTTTAGGACTTTCTGTTAAGCAATGGAATGTAAAATCAAAACTTAAATGTTCTTTACACGATTCCAATATCTTATTGACATGGTGTGAAGAATATTTCGTACCCCATTTAACAGTATAGATATTTAAATGTTCTATGTGCATGTATTTATTGCCAATGCTTCAGTAAGTTTGGATCAACTAACTCATTCTGTTTAACCTTCCCTCTATCAGGTGTAGGTTGTGGTAGTAGATCTATATTAAAGACACAAAGGATAGGTGTTTCCCTATAAATTTTTGTTTCTAAATCATCATCTTCCCAACTACGCCCTCGGTTATACGAGTAAGCATAGTCTGCTGGGAAGTGATCCCATAATTTTTTACCCCAATCACCCCATCTCCAACTGTGGTAATTGTCTGTTCCATCTGTAAATGTAAACCAAATCTTTTCTTGGTTTTCTAATACGTCTTCCCATATACATTCTGCTTGATCGTCGCTCCATACTTGGCAGCTTCCATTTGTGTATGCTCCATGGGATAATTTAAATCGTCTTGTTTTCATTGGACGAGGATCTTGCCACCAAGATCTAAGCTTGGTTGGCCTTTCCATATTGTAAGTAATTAAAGGCTCTATGTCATTTTGTATTATAACATCTAAATCGAAGAATATAAATCTCCCTGTTGGTTTATCCTCAGCAAAATTATGAGTATTGAATACCATTGTCTTAGGCCTGTCCCAACATCTAGCCATACCATACTTAAAGTCGTCTTTCTGAAACCAATACTTAGGGTGTATGTTTGGAATGTCTGGAAAAGGAATTACCTTTATATCATCATCAAATCCTTCGGCATCATCTGTATAACAATAGAAATGGAAATCGTGTTTAGGATCTGTATTCCTTCTTGCCATATTTTTTAATCTATTTACAAAATGAGGACCATATTTTGTACCCCATTTTGAACATACAATATTAACTCTCATAAGCTGCTCTTGCTATAACATATTCTTTGGCGTATTCTAATCCCTCACCTGCGAGTTGATCAACAATAGCCTTACATTTATCTTCGAATTCATTTATCTCTGAATGAACCACTATTGTAGAAAAACTTGATTCTCTTACCAGCTTAATTATTCCTGGTTCTGCAGTATCAAATTTTCCTGATATTATAATTCCATTTTTTACTTTTAACATATTCCTTCCTGTTCATTATGTATTACTTGTGGGTTCAATTTTAATAAATTATTAAAGTACCCTTTATAAAAATCATTAGTAAATATTGTTTCTAAATTATTATTACTAATATTATTCTTGTCCCAATCATATAACAAATCTGTTTTATGTTCGGGAGAGTCGTGTGCTGTTGCAACGTTTACTGCTACATGTTTACACGGGAAAACATTTCCTTTTGCATCTAAGTAAAATTGGTTTTTAACTTTACCTTCGCATTCAACGTGTGGACTAAAAACTATCTTTCTTTCTTTATATATGTCGTCCTGTTGAACTGTTTTTAGTGTGTGAAAATCTATAAGACTATAATCAGGCATTTCTTTTTTAATCTTTTTCTTCTTAGTTTTGACTTCTTTTTTCATTTCATTTTTATATATGAAGCCAGTGAATTTATATTTTTTAGATAGGACTTTAGCTTTCTTTAAATCTTCTACTTGAGATAGATGTGTTTGAGTATAATGCCAAAAGACTCTACAGCCTTGCTTTATTAATTCATCGGCTCTCTTTAAAACTTCTTCGTCTGGGTTTGCTGTGTTTATATGAATGGTTATGTTGCCTATATTTTTAGCCCCTTCATCAAACTTATCGTTCCATTGTGAAACAAAATTGTTATAGAACAATACACCTAAATTGTTCCACCATATAAGATCATGTTCTTTTGCTTCTGTTTCCATATCAATAGCTATTCCCCAGTCAGCCATTAAGTATTGACATATCTCAATTATCTCTGGGTTAGTAATAGGTTCACCTATAAGTTTAATTCTTTTAAATTTAGATCTTGTTATGAAGTCAAAGTCAAAGTTTTGTTCTATTAACCTTCTAGTTAAGTGTTGCTTACCATTAGATAATTCCATTTCAACTCTTTCAGGTAAGTAAGGATATAAATCTGTTTCTCTATTGTAACTTAATTTTAATTGATCTTCTGTAAAGTCCTCATACCAATAAGGTAAGACAACTATATCTCCTTCTGTCTTTTCTGGATAGTTATGATTTGTATTTTGTATAAAAGAGAACTCAGGAACCTCATTACTATAAAAGGCATCAGCAAATGAGTGGTGTTTAAATGTCATATCATCTTCTAGTTCATTCCACTTTGTTAATATTTTTTCTACTTGTTCATTACGATTACAAACATAACAAAAGTTTCCGTCTTCTAATATTAATTTATCTACGCCTTTACACTTATAGTTAAAGAACTCTTTAGGGTTGTTCAGTATAACATTAGGTGTTACAAATAAAGACACATCACCTGGTTGTGTATGTTGTAATATATCTATCTCTAACCAGTCTTTTCCATACTTAGGAACATGAAAAGTTATACCTTGTATGTATCCATCTTTCTTTTTGCTGTTTTCTAATAGCTTCATTTCATCATCGTTAGTAAAGACAATGAAGTCAAAGGGATCTACAATAAGCTTTTTCGCTTGTGTATAAAAAGCGTTTATATGTCGTTGACTATAATTGCTGTCTAGCTGATTAGCTATTAGTGTTACCATGCCAAAGTCTCAAAAGTTTCTCATCTTGTAATTCATCAATTTTAATCTGTCCCTTTGCCATCGGATGCGGAGTTAAGTCCGTATTGAATATACAAAGTTTACAGCTTTCTCTATATTTATGTCGTTCTAAATCGTCCGGATAACGCATTCCTCTATTGTATGAGTAAGCCCAATCATAAGGTATGTTAGTCCAGAACTCTCTTTGCCTCCAATAGTGATAGTTATCTGTTCCTTTAAAGAACGTTCTAAAAATTTGTTGTTCTTCTTGTACTGCGTCTATGAATATATGTTGACATTGATCCATGTCCCAACACATCATACTAGAATTAAAGTATGTACCACGAATCTCTATAAATTTCCTATCATGTTTATGTCTAGGATCTTGCCAAATGCTATGTACAATTCTAGGTTTTAAAGCCAACTCATCTAAGTCTGTTATATCGTTTTGTATTATAACATCTAGATCGAAGTAGGTCCATTTCCCTACATATCCAAGCCATTCGTGAGAGTTAAACACAAGAAACTTAGCTCTGTCCCAACAATAGTTTTCTTTTCCGAACCAATACTTAGGATGTAGTGGTTCTATATCGGGTATTTTTTCTGTAGCACACTTCAATCCTTTCGGTTCGTCGGTAAAACATGTAAAGGTAAACTCCTTATGGTAGTTTTCCTGCACCATACGGTACAGGTTATTTACATATTCGGGCGAATATTTAGTGCCCCATTTGATGCAAACAAAATTCATCATATTCTTCTTCAATCTCCGGCCAGTGTGATAGCCCATTTAATATACATATTGAGTATTCAGGTCTGTATTTTCTCCCTGAAAACAAATATGAGTATACTTCATTTTCAGGTAAGTGTTCAAAAGTAAAGCCTTCATGATACAAGAACGTATCATCTCCATTAGGATACTTTACTATAAATTCATCTTTTTTCTTATTATAATATTCGTAAATATGTGTGAGGTCTTCCCAAATCAATACACTTGAGTTGAAATTACTTAGAGGAAAGTCTGATCTATAAGGAAAATCGTGGATGTTCATTTGTTTATACCCTTTATCTTTCCACCAAGTCCATATTATTAAAGGGGTTCCGGTGTATAAATCAAACAAATGATCAATTGGCTTCTGAATTCTAACGTCTAAGTCTAAATATAGTATGGTTCCTAAATTATTATGTTTAAATAGATTTAATTTCTCCATACAACCCGGATCGGGATCGTCTTCCATATAAATAACTTGTATATTAGGATCCAAATCCTTTGGATCATCTGTTACACATACATAATTATACTTTCCTTCGGTATGCTCATAGATAGAGTTGACAGCATTCGCATCATATTTGTCACCATATTTTAATGTTAAAATAGTTTTCATTGTAATCATTAATATTTATAAATAAGATAAACAACAGTTTTAAGAGATTGCGAGATGGCCACAGTACAGAATATAACTATTGACCAAGGTACGACGTTTAGTCTGACGATTAATCTCACGAATGATGATAATTCAGCAAAGAATTTAGCGAATTATACAATAGCATCACAAATGAGAAAATCATACGAGGGGACGACCAAAACGGACTTTACTACGGCAAAAGTAGACGCAACAGGCGAAGTAACAATCTCATTAACAGCAGCTCAGACGACATTAGTTAAGGCAGGCCGTTATGTATATGATGTAGAGATAACAGGAACGTCTCCTGTAGAAACTCTAAGAGTTTTAGAAGGCCTCGTAA